ACTATAATTAAAAAAAGTGATTCATTTAAAACCATTGAAGAAGCATATGTGAAAGAGTGTGAAAGTTTAAACGACTCTGATGATCATGGGCGTATCGACATAGTTAAACATAAAATAAAAGACCATAAGGTAGTTTTAAGATGATTATTGAATATGAAGTAGATTATGAAATTAGTACAAGCTACGATATTTCTATTGAGTACACTTTTAACCCTTAATTGTTCAAATGGGTGGATTGTAGGTAGTTATGAATTAACACCAATGGATACGAATACTGTATTTATAGAAATAATAGCAAAAGATTCCACAATGCATTGGTATGCTGGAAAGTTATATCATGGAGATAACTACTGCATATTGCATAATCAATGGGAAGAGGTAAGGATACAATAATGGATCCAGTTTTATTACTTGAAAGTTGGGGTACTTTGGGAGCCACAGGATGTATTTCATTGCTTTTTGGATTCATGATTACAAATTTAATTAAAAGTCAAAAACACCAAGATGGAGAATTAGAAGCTATAAGAGAAAATGCTTCAGGCATGGCAGAAGTGTTATCTAATACACAGTCAATAGTTCTAAAGCTGGTTGATAGAATCCAAAGAGAATCTGAACAACAAAGCGATGAACGAAATCGCAGACATGAAAGTTTAATGAAAGAAATAGATGATTTAAGTGATAAGGTGTCTTTTTTACAAGGTCGAATTAACGGTGGTGGTAAGCACTAATGTCTAAAGACCCTAGATTAAAAAGATTTGGTTTATCTGGATATAACAAGCCTAAGAGGACACCTAGACATAAATCTAAATCTCATGTAGTTTTAGCAAGATATAAGCAAGGAAGTAGAACAGTAACCAAATTAATTAGATTTGGTCAGCAAGGGGTAAAAACAAATCAGACAGTTGCTCAAAGAAGGGCTTTTAAATCTCGCCACAGAAAAAACATAGCAAAGGGTAAAAGTTCAGCAGCATGGTGGGCAAATAAGGTTAAATGGTCACCAAGCAAGACAAGAGGCAAATAATATGGATTATGAAAGCATAGATGATTACAGAAGCCATGTCAAAGAAAGACTTGCAAGAATAGAAACAATTTTAGAGCGAGAACTTCCAGATATAAAAGAACAATTAAAAATGTCCAATGGTAGAACCAGAAAGCTAGAGAATTGGAGAAACTTCACACTAGGTGGGTTAGCAATAATAATTTTTTTAATAACCAATATAAAATAAGGAAAAATAAATGATGAACTTAGATGAATTAAAAAAGATGGTAATTGAAACATCTGAAGAAACCATTGAAGATAACTTGCCTTTAGTTATGGCTACTGTTGAAGAAATGATGTTAGAAAAATTAGATTCAGATGATGTAAAAAAAGACTTGGCAACTTGGCTAAATCGTAAACTAAATTTGCCAGTAATGAATGAAAAACAAGAGCAAAAATTATTTGAAAGTATAATTGATAAAGTTCAAAGTTTTTTTGTTGTGTTAATACCTAAGTTGTTTAAAGCTGTATTAAAAAAATAATGATTAACTCATTGCAGATTTTAACTATCATAAAAGGCACTCTTGAGGAAATGGGTAGAAAATATTATAGCCATGATGCTATGATGATGGTCTACAGAACAGGGATAGTTGAGTCAAAGTATAAATATATTATGCAAAAAGGTGGCAACAATATAGCCAGAGGCTTTTGGCAATGTGAACCATTTACAGCAGTTTCATTATGTGAGGATTATCTAAAATTTAGAACCAACCTACTTAAGAGATGTGCAGAGGTTTGCCACCTTGATAAAGATTATTTTATCAACCCTGAAGAGTCTGAATGGCAAGATATATTAACTACCAACATAAAAGCTGGAATCGTTTGCTGTCGTTTGCATTATTGGAGAGTACCCAAGCCAATGCCAAAGTCATTAGACGATCAAGCTGTATATTGGAAGGCATACTATAATACTCACAAAGGAGCCGGAACAACTAAGCACTTTAAAGAGCTAGTTACCAAATATGAGCGATAATTTAGTACAGGACATTGATGGTAATATTATAGGATGCCCCCATTGTGGAAGCAGAAGCATACGAAAGTTTGGTTATATATATAGGGCAAAAAGTAAAAAACCTCAATGGATGTGCAGAGCTTGTGGGAAGAGGACTGTAAGACCAACAATTTTAGAAAAGGTAGATTTTGAAAAGCAAGATATTGATCCAGATTATATACCGATTGAAGAGTTAATTGAACACAGAAAAAAGAAATATGCTGTTAAAATAAAAGGAAAAGAATCAAGAAGATTAATAAACATAGATATTAAAACAAAAGGTGCTATTGGTATTTTACATTTTGGTGATCCACATATTGATGATGATGGTACAGATATAGCTGATATTTACAAATTGTGTAATTTAATAAATAAGACAGATGGATTGTTTGCTGGGAACTTAGGAGATGTGCAAAATAATTGGATAGGTAGATTATCTTTTTTACATGGACAACAGTCAGTAACTGCAAAAGAAAGCTGGAGGCTTACAGAGCATTTTGTAAATAGTGTTAATTGGCTTTATTTGATAGCTGGAAATCATGATGTCTGGTCAGGTGATGGTGACCCCTTAGATTTTATAATGAGGGATCACAAGGGCGTATATGAGAAATGGGGTGCTAGATTAAATCTTAGGTTTCCAAATAATAAAGAAATACGAATAAATGCAAGGCATACTTTTAAGGGTCATAGTATGTGGAACTCGGCACATGGAGTTGCAAAAGCTGCACAAATGGGATGGAAAGACCATGTGCTTACTTGTGGACACACTCATGTTTCAGGTTACCAAGTTTTAAAAGACCCAGCTTCTGGGTTAATTTCTCATGCCTTGCAAGTAGCAAGTTTTAAAATTATGGATAATTATGCTGACAAGTTAGGATTAGATGATAAGAACATTTTTAATGCACCAGTTACAATAATTGATCCTAAATATGATGATGATGATAATAGATTGATAACAACAATATTTAACCCGTATGAGGCAGCAGAATATTTAACATGGAAAAGATCAACGAAATAACAACAAAGGATTCAGGGGTTAATGCATTTGATATTATTATGCAATGCAAAGAAATAGCTGATATGATAGATATAACAAATATTATTCTTGATAACACTAGCATTGACGAAAAAGAAATGCTAATTAAACTAATTGAGAGTGTAAGGAATTTAGAGCTTCAAATAATAGACTATGAACCTCATTATATACCAAAGGCAAAAGCATGAGTACATACCAACCAGCATTTTGTAACATTACAACAGATTTAGCGTTTATTGAACCAAATATAGCAGAATATGATGGTAAAAGGTCGCTTCCTGGAAACTTTACCACAACAAACACATCTAACCTGTATCAGCTAAATAATACAGGTTTTATTGACCAACTTTATAAAGATGGGGTTGAAATGACTTCTGTAACAGACACCCCTAATGCAGACAATGAATATAATTATTCTGCTAGTACAGATTCTGTGCAGTTTTTCTTAGCATCATCATCTGTATCTGCACTTAATTCTAGTGTATTTGAAGCATCGCAAGATTGGGCAACATTAAAAACAGAGGCAGTAAATAGAGCATCTGACTTTGTAAGAAGTTATTTACCTTTCCCGATATACCCCAATAAAGGGGTAGGAACAGCAGATGCTACTGGTTCAGACTTTCCTGAGATTATTGTAAGAAGCACAGCAATCATGGCAGTTGAGAGCCTTGTAAGACCTTATGACTTTGAAAGAGCAGAACAGATAAAATCTCAAGCAATGAATGATGAGGAAACAGGGTTTTTAGATAGATTAAGAAAAGGTGAAATCACGCTTTATCAAAGTGAAGATGAAAGCAAGTACAGAGGTATTTTAAGACCAGTATCTATCAATGCAAATACAACTGGTGGCATAGTGGACATAAAAGGTAAATCATCATATTCTTGGGATGTTATAAAAATTATTATTACAAATGGTGGATTATTTACAGCCGGAGTAGAAAACACTACTGTCAAATTTAGTTCTTTTGTAGGTAATGAAAATGGTTTAAAACTTGAACAAATGGCAAGTGATGAAATCATTGATGGTTATTGGCAGTTAGTTGGTCATAATATGTATGTAAGATTTTCACCGGGCTTATACACAACCTCAGATGAATTTGAGCTAGAGGTATCTGGGCATATTGATCAAAGATTATCTGCTATTAAAACAGTAAGCACTTCTAGGTACTAATGGCAATCACCTTTACAAATATAATTTTTGATGAGATAATTGAAAATCTTGCGAAGCTAATCAATGATGAGTTTAATATAGCTGTACATTATGATGAGCATAAAGGTGTGCAATCATTTTTGCTAACAGGATTAAGTGATGATTTTGTAACTAATTTAAGCACAGGCGTTCAAAGAGAGTATGCAGTTGAAGTAAATTATCAGCTAAAGATTGGTGGTCAATATACTAAAAACAACATTAAGCAAGTAAGTAACGTAATGGAAAGATTCAAAAGATTAGTATTTAATAATAAAATTTTAAGCAATGGATCAGAGTGGTTTGATGCACAAGTTTCTAGTATTAATTATGAGCAAAATGAAGATGATGAAACCTTGCTTAATGGAATAGCAAATTTTACCTGTCAAAATATCGAGGTTATATAATGAAAATAAAAGCAAGATTAAATAAGATTTACAGAGCAAATTCTAATGGATTGCTTTGTGAAAAGGCTTCACTTAAAAAACTTAAAAAAGGTGAAGTTGTTGAAGTACCTGAAGATGCCGCAAACGAATTACTTAGCATGGGATTTGTTGAAAAGGCAAAAACAAAAAAACAAAATAAGGAGGCTTAATTATGGCTGATACTAGAGTCCTTCCTGTAAGTAATGTTAAGTATGGCTTAAAGGCTGAAACATCTTTTGGGGTAGGTTTAGATTCAGATGGTAATGATGGAACTGCATATCTTACACAACCTGTATTACAAGCACAAAAACCAACTTTTAATATATTAAGAGAGTCAAGGTTATTAAGTGGTCGAGGTCTTGTGAAAAATGCAGCAGACACAATAACAAACACAAGAGGTGGAACTGTAACAATGCCTTTTGACATGGTTGCAACACCTAGAACATTAGCACAACACGCTTTATTAGTTGGGCAAGAAAGTGGAACAAGTGGAAGCACTTTGCATGAAATGGAGATTGATGGAACAAGTAATCCAGCTTCAATCGGTGGAAGCGTATCAAGTGGTATTCCACATTCATGCAATTTAGCTTATTATCCAGCGGCTGGTGAAGGAATAAAGGTTACTGGTGTGGTTTGTTCTGATTTGACAATCACAGGTGATGTAGGTGCAAATAATGGCTTACTTAGTATTTCTGGTAATTATTTTTCTGGATTTTCTAACCCAATTAGTACAGGCACAGTTTTAGAGCAAACCTTTGATGGCACATTTGTTGATGCTCAAACAACATACTTTAATGTTATGGACTTTGACACAAGAACACTAGATGTTGAAGGGAATGCTAATCAAACATTTATTATGAAAGCATTTAGTTTTAACATAACTAATGGTGTTAATAGGGTTGGCTTCAACACAAATGGAGATGCAGAAGTTTATGTATTTCCTGAGTATGTTGTAACTGGTTCACTTACCATAAAATATGATGATCTGTTTGACTATAGTGCTGGTACTAATGTGATTCAAGACTTTCTTGATGGTGACACTATGACACTTAATCTAATAAATGGAACTGGAAATGATGCTGCTGGTGAAATGGAAATTACAGCAGAAATTCAGTACACAGGTGATCCAGCTCAGGATTTATCTGAAACTGGAGTATTTCATACACTTGAATTTGAATGTGTCCAAAGTGGTTCTAACGAAGCATTTAAACTTGAAGTATTTGAAAATAGTGCAGTAACAACTTGGTAAAATAAAAAAGGGAGAGAATAATGATAGTGGATACACCTCATGGTGAATTTGAAGTAAAGGATATTACAAGAAAAGAAAGAAGGAAATATTATAAGAAAGTGAAAGAGGTTTTTTCATCTGAAGATTTAACAAAATTACATGAGCTAAGTGATGAATTTGCTTTACTAGCTTTTGGTAATGAAAAAAATGCAGATGAAAAACTCAAAGACCTTACTGCTGTTCAAGAGGATGAAGTGCTTACCTCTATTATTGGTGGCTATATGGGGTTAGACTTGGGAAACCTTTCTGGCGGTTGAGGGTAGCAGTTTGGTTTTCTAATTATGGATTACCAAATAACAAGTTTGAATTGCCCTATATAGCTCAATCGCCAGTTTTACTGAAAAAAATAGAATATGAAACAGATCAAGATGTGTTACAGGAGATAAATAGGGTGATAGAAGAGTCTAACATAAGAGGTTACGACATCGGGAAAAGTTTATATTTTCAAATGCCTTTTTTTTGTAATCCTATTGAATATATTTCTCAATGGTGTTGGGATGCAATTACTGATTATTTTATTGTAAAAAAATTCAACACACCACTTTCAACAAATATTGATAATGTTAATATATGGTTAGTTGATTGTTTTAGTGTTATAGAACAAGAGTTAAACAATATAAGTGTTTATGAAAAGGTAAAAAATGGCAGTTAAAAATCTAATATTAAAACTTGGATTAAAAGGCGTTGGTGCTACTCAAAAGGGTTTAAGTGGGGTTGATAGTGGTGTAAAAAACATAGGCAAAAGTGTTTTAAAAGCTGGTGCGGCATTTTTTGCAGCTCAAAGCATTATAAATGGAATCAAGCAAACTGTTGCAATATCAAGCACATTAACACAGGTAAGGAGTGGGTTTGACAATTTAACTGCTGGTATTGGTGGATCAACTGAAACTTTAGCAAAACTTCAGGAAGCAACTAACGGAACAGTTGATAGCATAGAATTAATGACTCAAGCAAACAACGCTATGCTTCTTGGTATATTTGACAACAATGACCAAATGGCTGAAATGTTTGATGTTGCTCAAAGACTGGGTGCAGCATTAGGTCGAGATACCACATTTGGTGTTGAGTCACTTGTTACTGGTATGGGTAGGCAGTCAAAACTTATGTTGGATAATCTTGGTATCATGGTTGATATAGAAGAGGCTAATAAAAGATATGCTAAAGAATTAGGCAAATCAACTAATAGATTAACTGATCAAGAAAAGAAACAAGCCTTTAATAATGAGACAATGAGACAGGCTAAGATGCTTGTCGCTGATTTAGGAGAAGAACAATTAACAACAGCAGATAGAATTAATCAATTACGATCTGCATCTATTGACATGGCTGGAGCGTTAGGTCAAGCACTTACCCCAGCATTTAACACAGCGTTAGACATTGCTGGAGACTTTGCTTCAGGAATTTCAAATACTGTAAGATCATTAAGTAATATAGATTTTACAGAAACAAGTAAAAACATATTAGGGAATATATCTGCTTTGCTCGATGCTATCAAATCAATGTATGCAATAGTATTTGATGCATTACCTGAAGCATTTAGTTTTGCTTTTGGTAAAATAATACCTATTATGAAAGGAATATTTGAACGAGCATTAAATATAATCAAAGATGTTGGATCATTTTTATTTCAACCAGTTGCTTTAGGTGCTGAAATTATTGCCATAAAAGTTCAAAATATTTTTATAGGGATGTTTAATTTTGTAAAAGAACAGTTTAATGCTTTTGCAGATACTTTTATTGGGGAAAAGTTAAACATTGAAAAATTAACAATGACTGACTTCATAGATACAGAAGGTATCGCTGAACAACTTTCTGAAACTGGGTTAGCTCAAATATTTATAGGCGAAGATCAAGTACAAAATCTATCTGACTTTACTGAGCAAACGCAATTAATATGGCAAAATTATTTTGACAGCGTTAAAGTTTTAAAAGATACAGCGGTTGAAGAAGATGCTAAAAGAACAGACAATGCAAACAAAAGTGCATTAGACTCACTCAAAAAAACAAATAAAGCAAAGAAAAAATTAAGTGATGAAGAGCGAGAATTTGTAGTAAAACAAACAAGTGATGCATTGGGATTAGCCGCAGAAGCAGCATCTCAGAATAAAGATTTTGCTGTTGTTGGTCAGAAATTAAAATTTGGTCAGGCAGTTGTTAATGCTTATCAATCAGCATCTGAAACATTTGCAAAGTTTGGTGGGTTTCCCACAGGAGTTGCCCCAGCGGCATTAGCATTTAGTGTTGGTATTGGTTATGCTCAAAACATATTAAGACAAAAATTTGCAGATGGTGGAATAGTTCCGGGGGTCAATTCAGGTGCTGGTGATACTGTACCAGCTATGCTTACACCGGGTGAAGTTATTTTAAATCAAGCCCAACAAGAAAATCTTGTGGGTGGTATGGGTGGTATAACTATTAATTTCAATGCTCCAGTCACTAATGAGGAATTTGTAAAAGATTTTGTGATCCCAGAAATAGAAAAAACTGTAAGTGGTAGCCTTGCATAATGGCTTTAACATTACCTGATGCTTTTAAAAATAGAAACATAGTTCAGAACTGGTTGTTTCAATTATACTATGATGATGAATCTGCATTTCTAGGTACTTCTTTTTATGACACAAAAGTTGATGATGTATTTTACAGGGGTGTTGTATTAAACAAGCCAAGCATAAGAGAATCAATAAATTTAGAACAAAGCAAATCAAGGACAGGAAACTTATCGCTAACACTTGCAAATTTTAGCCATTTAGGGGATGATTTTAGTGCAGAGGTATATGGCACTAGAAAATATTTAAACCGTCTTGTAAAGGTATATATACAGCCAAATAGGGCAACTGGATTAAGTGATTGCCTTTTGATTTATACAGGAAAGCTAAAAACTGTTTCTCACACCATTCAAAAAGTAAAATTAAATGTTGAAGCAAAACGCCCTTGGGATGGCATAGAAGTTCCTCAACTTCAAACAAGTAAAAATAATTATTACCCAGTTAGTTATGGTAATTACACGCCCAATAATCAAAGTTCAAATGCTTCAACATCATCTGGTGATGATGACTTTTGTAATAGAAAAACACTCTTTCCTATCCCAGTTGAACAAATCCGGGGTGAAACAGTATTTAGTTTAACAGGCACACATAGCATAGGATCAGATGCATATCCACATTTTTATGAAAAAGAGTTAGATAAGTTTGTGCCTTTGGCTAATCATGCAAGTACAGCAAGTACAAGAGACACAGCAAGTGAGAGCGACAGCACAGGTCATGTTGTAAGATTTCATAAAAACTTATTAAAAAGAACTTTATTAAAACCCAATGAGAGAGTATCTAGTGGTTCGGGATGGGCATCAAATGACAATGCTTTTGATAGTGATACTGTTGATAATTCGTCAAGTTTTACCTTATTTGCTTTTGATGTTGAGCCATTTGTAGATGATGCTACTGCTGATATAAAATTTAAGATGCCACAATTAACTGGCGTACCTCAATCATTAGCAATGTTCTTTGTAGTTGAGGCAACACTTAGTTTTAATAAAACAGGTGGCTCTGGTACTAATAGAGTTGAATTAATCAATTTTACTTATGATAATGAGGATATTTCTGCATACTTTGAATTTACAGGAACTGTCTCAAATGTGACCACAATGGTATCTGGGTCAGGAAATACAGATGTAAGCTCACCAGCAATAGTTGGAAGCAACAGTTCAATTCATAGTGCATTTATTTCATCTGGTGATGGATGGGGTGAAGATTTAACAGTAAGAATTAAGATGGAAAGAGTAAGTGGAGA